GTCCCCCTTAGGGGACCGCTCTTATTGCGTGCTCTATCTCACGCCCTGGCTTGCCCAGGTTAAGTACCCTAGTAAAACGGGTACTAGATAAATCACCTCTGAGATCAAGCGCACACTTTGAAAAGGAGAATCCCGGTGCTGAAGATCTTTACAGATAGTCAAATCCGCGATTTCCTTGCTACTTTCAAAGAGTGTTCTCAGAGGGGTGAGCTCCTCCCGGGCGACTTTTCAGTCGCTCGGCAGTTGGCTCACGAGGTCTCTATTCGTGGTCTCGAAGACCAAGAGTGGTTGACCGAATTGCTTGAAGCTGAGACTCTCAACGATACCCACGGCTTGTGATCTATGCCCAGACCGAACTTTAGTGTAACTTTAGTCGGTAATGGTGCCAAAGCCTCCAATGTACATCTTGGTGGTACGATGGTACCATACACCTTCAACGCTATTCATGCGTCGGAGACCGTTACTGGTCCTCCGCGTAGGAAGCGCCCGAAGGGCTGGGTAGATCCGTTACCGTATTCGTTGTCGAGATACGCGTATCGCAGCATGTACGGTCGCTATGAGCATATTCAGTATGACATGGCGAACGGTGGGCGGGTAGCGGGTCACAACGTATGGGAGGGATGGATTAATCATGTCCTCCCTCCTGATATGTTTGCGACCCACACTGGGAAATTCAAAGGAATGACCCATATCCCGTCTGCTGCCGAGGTTGATCGGGCTATTATTAAGGCCCGTATCAAAATGAAACGCCAGGATATTAATCTTGGTGTCGCATTTGCTGAACGGAATAGAACCGCTCAGCTACTCGGTGACACTGCGTCTCAGCTGGCCAGAAGTCTCATGGCTCTCCGCAAAGGAAACTGGCGGAAGAGTGCTGAGATTCTCGGGTTACGCAATGCGAAAAAGCCACGCGGATCTAGCTTACCTCAGAGGTGGCTAGAATACCAATATGGCTGGGTACCCCTCCTCTCCGATGTTTTCGGAGCGGCAGATGCCTTGACAAAGCGTCCGTCCGGTGACTGGGTAGTTACCGGGAAAGGGTATGTCAGTTCTAAGGAAGAACGGATCGAGGATCACCGTAACGGTGTCAACGGTCCGAACGACTATAAAACTGGCGTCGCATCGGCTAAGTTGGAGCGGGGTGTATTCGTCAGAATTGACGCTGTACCCCAGAACGATCTATTAATGTCGTTCAGCTCCTTGGGGATTACCAACCCCTTGCTTGTTGCATGGGAGTTGGTGCCGTTTTCCTTCGTCGTCGATTGGGCTCTGCCCATCGGCCAGTACCTTGACTCGCTTGACGCGATGCTCGGGTACGGGCCCACTACCTGTTCGATTTCCGAGTTCGGAAAGTTCGAAGGTAAGTGGGTCGGCGGGAAAGACGAGTTTATGATGTTCAATCGTTATAAACACGTCCATTCGAATTCCGGTAGCATGTGGCTCGAGAGAGTTCACATGAAACGGACTGTATCGAATACGGTTCCCCTTCCGACTCTCCCTCGTTTGAGGGATCCTCGGAGCTTAACCCGTATGGCTAATGGTCTTAGCCTTCTGGCTACGGCTTTTAGTCGTCGGTAGTAAGAATCCTCTTACTATCAACTTCTACAGGACTATTGAAATGCCTGCTATCGCCGCAATTTCCATCAATGATGGAGCAGCCACGCCTGTTGCTCATTCCTTCTCCGTCCAGAGCACCAATGGTGCCAAGGCTGAGTGGAAAGAGCGCACCAGCGGAGCGCCTGCGGGGTTCTACACCATTTCTCACGAAGTGGTGAACCCCAGCTCTCCGACTGCTGCGTACCGGATCAAGATCGGGTTTTCTCTCCCGGTCACTGAGACGGTCAACGGCGTACCGACCGTGACGCGAATGAACTCGGCCCAGGTCGTCCTGAACTTTGCTCAGTCGAGCACGGAACAGGAGCGGAAGGACGCTGTCGCGTTCGTCATTAACTTCATGTCGAACGCAAATGTCAAGAGTTCGGCTCATGCGATCGAGCCGTTCTACTGATATTTCTTCCGCCTTACTAAGGATTCCCACTGGGATCCTTGCTATGAGGATATTCCTATGGCTAGTAAGCCTCCTCGCAGCCTACGGGCTGCTTCAGTTGGTTGTATCCGCTTCTCAGTCGGTGAGTTTGACGCCTCCCTCCGCAAGTCCCTCGGTGTCTCTGGAAACAGAGAAATCGGAAGACCTGGAGGAGGCGATTGTGTGTTCGATGGCGAACCAGGGTTGGTAGCAAGCAACTATTTAGTTGCGAGCCTCCTATCTAAGTTCGACGACGGCACACCAAGCCCATCGAAATCTGAGAATACGTGGAAGAGATTCCACGAAGCGGAGCGTCTATGTTTCGAGACGAACCAAAGACTTATCCACAGGACCCTCGATGGTCCGTACGCGAAGGCAATGGTGCTTTCACGTAAACTTATGGATAGGATTCTAGGTCGTTTCGACTGGGACGTAGCAGCTGAAGGGTTCGGTTGGGGGCCTGGTGCAAGCACTAGGCTCCCCCGTCGACGCTCGGATGCGGCATACAAATACACCGGTAATCCGGAAACAACTGTCGGGTGTGCGATTCTCGCGAATGCGGCAATTTGCCGTATTCCGCTCTGGAAACAGAGCCTGGAAAACTGTCCAGGAGACATTGGCTTCTGTCGAGAAGTCATTGGAAATCGCATCACAACCGTGCCGAAGAACTACAAGACGGACCGTACGATCGCCATCGAACCTGATATGAACATGTATGTTCAAAGAGGGATCGGTGCGGTTATACGACGCAGGCTGAAGTTAGCCGGCGTGGACCTCAATGATCAGACCCGGAATCAGAGGCTGGCCAAAATCGGCAGTCTCTGTGGCACGCTCGCTACCATCGATCTTTCGATGGCTAGCGACTGTGTCTCCCGTGTTCTGGTCGAGCGTCTTGTTCGTCCCGACTGGCTCGAAGCCATTGAGCAGGCTCGATGTCAGTTCGGAGTTCTTCCCTCTGGTGAAAAGATCTTTTACCAGAAGGTCTCCTCCATGGGTAATGGGTTTACGTTCGAGCTTGAGAGTGCGATTTTCTACTCTCTAGCCTTGGCGTGGACCCATCTTAATGGAGAAGAGGTATCTCGAGTTTCGGTCTACGGGGACGATATTATCATCCCTTCGACTGTTGCGGAGTCGTTCATTGGCTTCTTGCGCTTCTGCGGGTTTAAACCCAACGAAGACAAGAGTTTCTGGACTGGTCCGTTCCGTGAGAGTTGTGGTAAACACTACTATCGCGGTCTCGAGGTAACACCCTTCTACGTCAAGAGTAACGTGACGACGTTACGCGACCTCTTCCTTGTTCATAACAACCTTTACAGGTGGTTACGGCAAGTAGAGGGTTTCCTTTCGGTGGATTGTCAGGTTTCTATCTGGCACCTCCTTAAGCGAATCCGGAGCTTAGCTCCGGCTAAATGGCGTAGGCCGAGATTGTTTGACGGCTACGGTGATGGGGCTTTTATTTCGGATTTCTTTGATGAAATCCGCCCTACACCGTGGGGCCGTGGTTGGGAGGCCTGGAGAGTTAGAGTCTTGGCTGACGTGCAAACGTCAGACGAGTCCTCTGATATTTCCGGGCTCCTAGTGAAGGCTCTTGAGAATATCAAGGGTTCCACACCTGTCCACTCCTTTAGGAGTATTCAGGAACCAGTCTCGGTGTTCCCAACTTCGGGAACGAGGGGCCGCGAGATTCAAATCGCGGTTCCATGGTCACCCCCCGGGCATGATGCCCGGGTTCTCCCTAGGATTATAGGGATGGTTGGCG